TAAGAATTACGCAAATGAAATGTTTGACATCGCTACTTCACCCACGTAGTCACCAGCATTACCTAGTGAAGACGCTGTGTTCGACAATTCTACGTAGCCGTATCTTGTCATAAAAGATACAACTGGTTCGAAAGTCGATGGGTCAAGAACAACACCGCTTGACATTAACGGAATGTATGGACAGTAGAACGCCGCCGCATCTGCTTCAGATGAGCCTTTGTAACCTACTAGTACCGCACCGTTGTCTGCTTGGTATGTGTCAACGTAGATCTTCATCGCACTGTTTAAAGTACCAACAAATTTTTGGTTAGTTGGCGCTTCAAAAGAACCTTCAGTTGTTCTTGCGAACGCTGAAGTTGTTGCTGACTGAAGTACAGTTAAAGCCTGTGGTGATACCACTGCCCAGTTACCTGCACCACGTCTTGTTCTTTGTGCAATTTTGTTAGCAGTTCTGTTGATTAAAACAGCCAAAGCCGCGTGTTCATCACCTACGAATGTTGCCGTACCTGATACTGCCGCTTGGTTGAATGTTTCTTCAGTTGCCGCTAATGATCTTAATGAACCTAAGATTTCTTGGTCGATTTCAGCAGTTATTTCTTGTGCTAATGCCGCCATGATCTCAGCCTCAACGTCGATCCCTTGTTGTGCTTGTGCATCTTGTGCCGACTCAAATGTCCATCTTGCTTGTAACTTACGAGTTTTTGCTTCAACTGTTTGTTTCAAGATTTGGATTGACATTGCTCTACCACCAGTACCTTCTTTAGTTGCTGTTGCATCTGCAGTACCATCTGGATCTGTACCAGTACCTGAATATGCAGTACCGATTTTGAAAGGTGAAAGTGCTTCTTCACCAGCCGCCACGTTGTCGTTCGCTTCTGCGTAACGTACTCTTAGAGTGTGGATTTGACCAACTGGACCAGTCATTGGTTGTACACCAACGATTTCGTTTGCGATCACAGTAGGCATAACCCTTCTGATCACCGGTAGGATCACTCTGTTCAAAGTTGCAACGTTACCGGCAGATGTAGCACCTGCTGTTGCCGCCTCAGCCAAATACTTTTTAGTATTTTCTAAAGTCGACTCCATAACTGCTTTTTTATTACCAGTTAGGCCTTCTAATAACGCACTCTTTGTATCCTGCCAGCGAGTTTCTGTTAGTTCTGACATTGTCGTTTTCTCCTTTTTATATACCCGCCAGTCTTCTAATGTCAACTATATTACTGTTGAACTGACTGCCGTTTACAATGTTTGTTTCTTTGTCGCCTGTTACTTCTGTGCCTTCATTTAACGCCTGTTTTTTCGCTGGAGACCTACCGTTTAATACAGCCGGTATGTACTTTTCGAATTGCTTTCGTAAAGCACCCGTCTGTACACTCTCCAGTAAGTTAGTCATTATATCTTTTTGTTCAGCATTCAATGGAGTTACTAACTCATTGATTACTTTTTCTCTCTCTGCTGTATTTTTTAGATCTTCGATTTCTTTTTCTTTTGATTCGATGATCTTGACTTTCTCATCAGCAGTCTTCTTCGCATCTTCTAATTTTTGATTTGTAGTATCTACAACTTTTAGAAGTTTGGCTGTTTCGCTCTTGCTGTTCAAGAATGATTGATTGTATTCTTGAGAGTAAGATTCAAACAGTCTGCGACCAAAGTCATTTTTACGAGCCGCGTCGATATCTTCTTTCAATGAACTAATTTCTTTTTGTAAAGTTTTGCTCACGATTTCAGATACTTTTGCCGCACCTTTTGTGATGAAGTTATTTCTAACTTTCTCAAAATGTGCTTTCGCTTCTCTGATTAGACGTACTTTTGTCTCAGCAACGTCTTGTTTATCTTGATGAAACTCTGCGATCTCTTTGGATAGAGCCTCTACAACAAACTCTTCAAGTTTCTGGAAGTTTTCCGCCATAACTTTTTGGTCTGAATGTAGTTCAGAAATTTCCGATTGTAGCCTGTCAAAAACAAATGCTTTAAGTTTGTTAGAATGCTCACCAATTTGAGTAGCATACTTAACTCTTTCTTCAGCCAATGCTTTTTTGTCAGCCGCTAGTTCCTGCATTTCTGCTTCGATTCTTTCCGATACCATTTTATCCACAGCATCAGTTAAATTTGCTTTGTCGTGTTCATACTTCTCAGCAAATTCTGAACGAAGTTCAGCAGTAACAGAAAGTTTATTTTCTTCAACTTTCTTGTTCCAAGCGTCTTCGATTTCCGCTCTGATCTCTTCCGAAATTGCATTGTTTTCAAAAAGTGATTTCAGTGCTTCTAACATTTAGTTTCTCCTATTTAGATTGGAGTTTTCCAATTATGTTTATTAGTTGTTCTTTTAAGTATTTTTCTGCCTTTACGTCCCTTGCTGTGTTAAATGCCTTCAGACCACCTTTTGTATTCATAAGATGCTCGTAAATTGGCGTAGGATATGCTCCAGGCGCCGATGGTTGAGCAACTATGTCGATGGTGATAATTTCAAAATCTGATACTTGTCCGGATCCGTCTTCCTTAACATTACCAGAGCCCCTACTGGAAACGCCTAGTTTAACTCCGCTTTCCAGCATTGTTTTCACTAGTGTTCCCATAGGAGTTGGTAAAATTTTCATTTTTCCGTAACCGTTAGGTCCGTCCATCCACATTTCATTAACCATGTGTGATACACGATCCAAATTGATGTTTAGTCCTTCTGGATGATCTACTTCGCCGAGCACTGAGTACCCGCCTTTGATTTGATCGTTGAGCGTACTGACAGCCCTTTGGATTTCGTTAACAGGATACACTCTCTGGTTGGCGTTTTTAACACCTCCCTGAATGCAGATGCCTTTCATGTAAAGGCTTTTACCGTTGTTTTCATCCTTAGACTCAACGACTATTCCCGCTTGGTCAAAAGTCAGTGTCTCACGTAGTTGTAACATCCGTTCGTCCTAAATCAATTATTAACTGCCAATTGCAGATTTTTTAGCGGAACCGTCAGTTCCATCTGCTGTATTAGCCTTTGCCGCTGATTGTTTACTTCCTGCTTTAGAGCCTGGCGTGTTAACATTTCCAGCATTGTCTTCTTTAGGCATAGGTGCTTTACCACCTTTTTCTTCACCGCCTTGTGCAAGATTTTTGCCGTCTGCTTTCGCCTCAGATCCACCTGATTTAGCAACTGGAGAATGAGTGTTGTCACTACCATCTGAATGTTTAGCGTCAACTTTGTTTACGTATTCTCTGATTTCTTCTGTTGCTGTTTTAGGTGCATTGTCTTTTGACTCAACTGCTGGGATAACTTCCTCAGGAGCAAGTTCGGGAGCAACTTCAATTTCTCCCTCTGCATCTTGACTTACCATTGCTTCGTCTTCGCCTTTGTCTTCTGCGTCGTCGTCGCCTTCGCCCTTGTCAGACATCATTTTTTCAAATTCTGCTTTAAGGTCATCAATTGCATCTTCTAGGTCAACAACTCTGTCTTCGATTTCTTCAGCGTCATCGCCTTTGTCATCGCCATTGTCGTCACCATTTTCTTCACCGTTATCTGCCGCTATGTCGCCCATCATGTCGTCTGTTGCATCGCCACCGTGTGCTTCATCTGCCGCTACTTCGGAATTTTCCGCATCTACAAGAGATTCGTCAGTTGCTTCTTCATCTTTAGACTCTTCTTCTTTTGTTTCTTCGTCTTTAGATGCTTCTTCGACTGCTTCGTCCTCTTTAGACTCATCAGAAGCCTTCTCTTCTACTTTGTCGTCTTCTTTTTTGTCTTCTTTAGACGCTTCTGTAGTTGCTTCTTCTTTGTCTTCTGCTTTATCTTCTGTTTTTTCTTCTACTTTGTCTTCTGCTTTGTCTTCTGATTTCTCTTCGACTTCGATATCTTTGATATCATCTTCTAAAAGACCTTCATAGATTGATCTTGATTTTTCTACAACGATATTGTGGAAAATCTCTTCTGCCGCTGATTTGTCGTCAGCGATTAATTTTTCAAGCATTTGCTCGAATTTACTTTTATCTGACATTGTTTTTCTCCTATTAACTGTTTTTGATAAGACTGTCCTTATTATTTACATTATTGTTGGTAAAAACGGCAGATAACGGGCCGTTAGAGACTGTTTTAGACGCCGATTTTACAGGTGATAGCGTCTTTTGAACTCTTGCACAGTGATTTCACTGTAATTTGTGTACTTCTTCAAGTCTTTTGCTTCAAATACGTGTGTTCCTTCAGGTACAACTCGCACAAACCTTTTCAAACCATTCTTCTGAAGTATGATAGATGTTTGTCTATTCCAGTTGCCATGATATGTTGCAACGTCTGTGTTCTTTTTGTAGTTGGGTGTGTCACCATATATATTGTTAAGTTTGCCATCTGGACTACCTATAAAGTCAAAACCTAATATGTAGATCAATTGATGCTCTTTCTGTGTGGCTAGGTACAATGCTGTGGGTCCTGATGACCAACCTAGACTTGGTTCGAAGAAGTTTAAGCCATTCCACTTTTTATATGCTCTATTTGGATTGGTCCAAACAGGCATTTTTCTGTGTGCGTCAGCAGTGCATATCTCATTAATCATCTTGGCATCTACTGCCACAAGGTAATCTGGTGTGAATGTTCTATATACGGCATTGCAGGCATACACTTTGCCGTGTTGTTTAAGAGGTTCCAATGGTATAGGCTTACGACTGAGACCATTTCCCAGTACAAATGCCACGGACATCTATTATACCTCTGGTTGATTAGCGGCGCCGTACATATCTCTCACAAACGTCAACTCTTTTTGTTGCTCGTCTTTGTGGAACTCGCCGGCTTTTCTTGCTTTGTTGATCTGTTTTAATGTAAGACGTGTTTTACGTGTATCACTTATACCCATAACACCTTGGTCAGATGTAGGATCGTATTCCTTTTGTTCACCTGATTCAGTGGAAATTTTGTCGAAATAAAATAATTCACGTAGTATCATAATGATATTTATGTTTAGGCCCCTGGAGTTGTAGTGCCTGCGTCTGGTGGAGTACCTGCTCCCGGAGTACCTGCACCTTCTTCGCCTGGTTCTGTTGCTGGTGCTTCAGGTTCAGCCGCATCTAAGTCTGCTTGGATACCTGCTGTGCTTACACCTGCACTTCTTAACTCTGTTGCTGAAGTTGTAGGTTTAGCCTGTGTGGTTGCATCGTTTTCTTCTCTCCACAATCTTTCGTTTTCAGCCATTTCTTCTGGAGTTAATCCTAAGAATCTTGAAAGTGCATAACGTTTGCTCACAAATGGAACCTGAGCAATCTGTGTGTAAGTAGAAATTCTGTTGTTATCAACCTCTGCTTGTCTGTATGAAGCAAAGTTCATTGGTGGATTAAACTTAATATCAAACATTGCTATATCAATGTTTACACCTTTCTCTATCAAATACTGTTTGAACTCTTGATTGAATTCATTTGATACCATGTTTTGTAATCTTTCACAGTATTTGTTGAATCTTAATTCTTGAATGTATGCTGTGCCTACTCTACCATCATTGTATTGGCTTTGTCCATCATCTGCACCTGTTGGCAAATAAGAACTTGGTATACGTAAACCTCTTAATAGTTTGTTTGTAAAGTATTTTAGGTCATCAATCTCACCTAAATTAGTACCACCTGGTAATGTTTCTACTTTAGAACCTCTACCTTCTGCTGTTTGTGGGAAGAAATAATCTTCATTGATTGATAATGGATTGTAACTTGAATCAATTACGTTTGTACCACCACCTGTGCTTGACGGAATACGTCTTTGGTGTATTTCTGTTTTAACTCTTTCTACAAATTGCATTGCCAAGTGCGATGGCATATTACCTACGTCAATGTAAAACACTCTACGTTCAGGTGCTCTTTGTACTCTGTAAATTATAATTGCATCTTCTAATAATTCTTTTTGTTTGTAAACTTTAAAAACACTTTCTAATAGACTGTTTCCAAATGGAAAGTTTAAATCTAGACCTTCGCTCAAACTTAAATGGAACATATGCTTGGCATCAACAGCAATTTCTCTTTGTCCTGTTGCAAATCTTGTTCCTGGTGAATCTTGATAGTTTGCACCAACCATACCTCTTACACCACCTGTCAAATATCCTGAACCACCGCCAGTAACATTACCAGTTGTTTGATATGGAGTTGTTGCTACAAGATTTCTAAAGTTAAAGTTGATGTCTCTAACAACATATTGTTCAGGAGTTTTTCCTGTGCTTTCATTTACAATTATTTTAGAAACTTTTGCTGGATCAACATGAAACAATTTCTTTGTTTCTGGATCTCTAATAAAGAATGCATCACCATACTTGAATACATTACGCA